TTTACCGGCTGGTTGACCAAGACGCTTCTTCTCGGCAACCTTCTTTCTTTTCTCTGCCGCGCTCATCTCCCCTGATGTCTTGGGGGTTTTGCTGGACACACGCTTGGTTGGTCTACAGTAAGGCGTACCTCTCTTCTCGCCTTCACCTCGACCACAAGCTTTGCCAGTACGAACGTCCTTCCATTCTTCCTTGAACCAACGCTTTAAGGCAGCGCCTTTCTTGGTCTTACGAACTGCCACGAGAACTATTTCCCCAGTTAGCAGCGCCAACCTTTCTGCACTTAGCTATTGCTCCAGACGCATAAGCAGACGGAAACACCTTGTACCTAGCTTTTACCTTTCGGTAGCAGGCATCTTTGGTGCTTCCGCCTTCGCTGAACTTAGCGACTTTACCGCCTTTGTAATAACGTCTCATGAGATCTACTCGTAGAAAACGTCCGCTTCAAGAAGATTTGCCATATGAAAGTAAGCACCATATGTGCAGATAAATCCTTCATTTGGGATCTGAAATACATTGGCGTAAGTGTCGGCAGCAGAAGTATGCTTGCTCATCAACCATCTTTTAGGCGTAACATTTGCCGCAGGGGTAGTCGCAACATATCGACAGGCAGGAGTTCCGGTAATCGTATCTGAGTTCAACGTTGTCACAGTGAAGGTATTAACCCCAGTAACAGTGATCTCATAATTACCCGGCTGCGCTGTACCGCCAGTACCAGTTGAAAAAGAAATTCCTACAATGTCTCCAGTAGACAAACCGTGACCGTTATCAGTGACAGTAACAGTAGTACCTGACTGAGCATATGTTCCAGACTCTGGAGCGGTATCTGTGTCAAACACATCAAGAAGTCCTGCGGAAGCAGTTCCAACAAGACAAAATTCTTTTAACCGTCTTCTTCCTAAAACAACAAAGCCGCTCTCATGACGATGACCTTGTTGAATCTGAGATAAACTTTGCACTCTTAGTTCTCCTAATAAGGGGCGGGTCACCCCGCCCGATTATTATGCAAGGTTGTTATTCTGGATGTACTTAACGGTTATGTAACCAGCACCAGTAGTTCCTGCGCTGGTCTTGGTAAAAATCGTTACGTCACTAGTACCGACATCCAACCAAGCGTCAGTGTCAGTGATAGTTCCAGTAGATCCCTGCTTGATTACATTTGCGCCAGTAGTCAGCGCCAAAGCAGTGAACAACTCAGTGGAGGTTGCAGATGTGCCAACACTTAGATTCTGTGATGCACCATTACACGCAGTATTGATGTACATAGTAATCTCAGTGATTTGACTATTTGCAGGGACAATAATCCCAGTGGATGCGGCTGTAGCTGATTGAGACCAAGCTGCGGTCTGAGCCATCTCAACAAAGCCAACATTGGCGGAAGCGCCATCGCGGATAGTTCCAGCCTTAATAGGGCCAGAGAAAGTGGTAGTAGCCATATGTGTCTCCTGTCTTGGCTAGGTCTGCTTTCGCAGTCAGGAAAAACTAGGGGGTAGAAGCCTACCCCCCAGCAGGTAGCTCGGTACGACTTACGAAGTACCGGGGGAGCCGTAGATGCCCAAAGGATCAGAGACACCGAAAGAGTAACGCTCACGCGCCTTGTAGCGCACGTTACCAGTATCGAAATCACCATCCATTGAAGTCTCAAGCGCAGTACGCTCGAAGTGCTTCATGCCATTCGGAACATCGGTAATCAGGAAGAAGGCATTGCTGTCAGTCAGGTAGTGATTGACGCTGTAACCTTCTGGAATCGAACCGTTGTTACGAAGTGCGTTGATGTCGTTATCGGCAGTACCGACTCGACCTTCTGTCTCCAGCAGTCGAGTTGCAACAAACATCAATGCAGGCGGGACAATCAAGCGGCGAGGACGCGCAGCAATAAGAAGACCTCTCTCATCAGTGTAAGCAGCAATGTTAATTACTGCGTCTTCAAGAGAGACTTCGTTCAGATCAGCCGCAACGGTAGGACGGTTGGCGTTAGTGCCACCACTTACCAGAGGATGAGCTGTGCTGAACAGCGTTACGCCGTCACCAGATTGATAGGTATTGAAGCCATCATTAAGCGGGTTAGCCGCTTTGACCTGCTTCGTGTAAGCCATACCTCTGGCCAAAGCTTTGGTATAACGAGCAGACAGAGAGTCATAGAGGTTATCCTCCATAGCTTCTTCTGTAATGCTGAATCCCATCGCAATGGTCTCGTGGTTGTAACGGGCAGTGAAAGATTCTTGTGCGGAATCATAAGAGATTGCGCTACCTTCAGCTTTCACAGGAGCCGCGCCAAAACCACTCAGCTTGACTTCTTCTTCAAACGAACGCTCAGATGACTCACTGTCGTAAATCATTGTGTGTTCGTCTTCGTACTTTTCGTACTCCAAACCAAATAGAGCATTAAGCCCCGGCAGGAGTTCCTTTAGCATTTGCGCTCTAGAGATAGCCATTTGCCAAACCTCCTTATGTGCCAGTGCCAGTAGCTTGTCTGTACTGATGCATACCTGAGTTAAAAATAACCAGAGCATCTGTAAAGGCATCGCCTACTGCACTATCTGGGCCGTCAACAAATTCCACAATTCGCAAAGGAAGAGTGTTGGTTGTTGCAGCGGTTGAACCATCCAAAGCATTTTTGCTTCGACCAATATCAGTTGAGCCGTCAGTCTGAACTACACCAACATTGTTGCCAAGATCGGTCTGAGCCAAAGACTCATCACTCTGCATCTTGAATACAGCATCAGGATCATCCAGCACATAGGCAACAGCATCAGAAGCTACTGTCCCCGTAGGCCATATCTGAGAAAAAGTTTTCTGTTTAGTGCTAGGGTCTGTGTAAGCACATCCCATAAACACACCAACAGGTGTCATAGTCGCAGTACCAGTGTCTTTTTGAATAACACCAGCAGCCACCATTTTTACAAAGTCGCCATAGAAGACGTTAGCAGCATAGCCACTAGCAATCTTAATATGCCGAACCTTGCCGGAGAAGGAACCGCTGGCAGATAAAGTGCCAACTGGTTCCGCTCCCATAGGGGTTGCGGTTGCAGCCATCGATAATCACCTCGATTGTTTAAGGCCGAACCTAATGGAATCAGCCTTTACCAAATTGAGTCCTCGTGGTGCGATCTGGTTTTAACAGAGGCATACGAGGATCGTTTTCTCTCATGAAACTATTGTCCACAGACTCCATCTGAGATGCCGCCATCTGCTGGTAATAAGCCGCCCTTTTGTCCATCTCCTCTTTCGGAGCCTTACAAAGGAGCAAGCCACCAACCTCAATGTTGCCCTCAAATCGTGAATCAACATCAGACATGACCTGCATCTCTGGATGATCACTAGCCTTAACCGGAACCCAGCCCTCTCTCATTTTCTGAGATACGTTAGTATTATCCGAATGTCCCAGAACGCTTGTGCGTATCCATCTGAATACCCAACCGTCTTTTTCCGCAGGAACTGGTAATACTGAAGCTGGAGTCCAAGCATCGGACTTTCTAGTTTCATTCTCTCTGATATCTTCAGAGCGTGGTGTGCGCTGTTCAGCCATTATTTACCCCTTCATGAGTTGTCTGGCATATTGCTCGTTAGTGAGTCCAAGACGCTTTGCGAGGGCGACTTGACTAGGAGATAGCTCTATTGTGCGTGGTTTTGCGCCATTATTTCTATTGGCTGGGGCCACCACGTTTGCCCTACTTGGTGCAGATGGAGCTTCGCTCCCAGAACGAGCATCTTCACCAAAGTATTCAGGAAACTTCTGACGCATCGTTGCGTCAATCCTATTGTAATACTCATCGCTGTTAGGGTCTAACTTTTCATCGCGTATCAGTTTTTCATGAACGCCATATGCCAAGGCAGTCATATCCTTGTGATCATCATGCATGAACCAAGGATTGTTTTCCTTCCAGCTAATTTGCTTTTGAGAAAGTTGCTGAGGCTCTGGGGCTGGCTGTTGAACTGGTTGCTGAGGCTGATACTTAGCCTGAGCTTCCCTAGCCTTTTGAGCAAACTGCCTGCCCTGTTCCTTCTTCTCAACTTCCTTAAGCTCATAGTGAGCAAGATTCATAGCTTCTTGAGTGGCTAATATCTTTTCAGTATCGCCTTCCTCGTAAGCAGTCTTATAGCTTTGCTTGGCAGATTCATAATCAGTTTTTGCTTTCTGCTTCACAGAATCAAGAAGAGCAGACTCACCGCGATCAAGCATAGATTGCTGTGCTTTGTTCTTCTCGACAAGCTCTTGAGCTACACGAACAGCCTCATCGCGCATCTTCTCAGCTTGCTCTCGCTTCCGGCGATCATCGTTGTTAATCGCCCGGAGCTTATTGATTCTCTTTTGAGCAGAACCTGTGTAGCTTTTCAGCTCATCCTCAGTGATACCGTCATCAGCGGGGGTGTCATCACTAAAGCTAGGTCTGTTCCTGTCCTCTGGCGGAGTATCATCAACGACCTTGACCTCAATGTCACTAGGCTCTTCAGTAGGAGAAGGCTCTGACTTTTTTCCAATCTGAGTCTTTACGCC